CGTGGGTAGAGTGGTTAATGGGGTACCCAACAGGGTGGACCGACTTAAAGCACTCGGAAACAGCCTCGTCCCTCAAATCCCGTTCTACATCGGGCAATCAATTATCCAAACCCTCAATGTGGAGAACGCCGACACAGCAGGACAGCAGGATAGGTCCGAATAACAAGGGCGGCTATCAGCACAGAAAAAAAAGGGGGTCAACAGCTTTGGCCGATCAAGTTCTTTTTGAACATAAATGAAAATAACGATACCCTACAAGCCAAGAAAACATCAGTTAGAAGTTCACAAGAACTTAAAGCGATGGAATGTGCTGGTGGCACACAGGCGCTTCGGGAAGACATGCCTAGTCCTGAATGAAATATTAAAAAAATGTATGCTGAATACATTGCCAAGTCCCAAGTATGGATATATCGCCCCTACGTACAGAATGGCAAAGCAGGCGGCATGGCAATACTGCATAGACTACACCGAAAAAATTCCTGGTGTGAATTATCACACGACAGAGCTTCGCGTTACTCTTCCTGGAAACAGGACGATACAAATGTTCGGAGCTGACTCCTACGATAATTTAAGGGGACAGAGATTTGACGGAATCGTGGTGGATGAAATTGCGATGATGCCCCCCGACATATGGACAGTTTTAAGACCCGCTTTGGCGGACAGGAAAGGATGGCTTATAGCCATAGGAACTCCCGCAGGACATAACGCGTTTTTTGATCTGTATGACAACGCCGTTAATAATTCTGATGAATGGTACTCCGCTATTTTTAAGGCGAGTGAAACAGGTATCATTGATGAGGATGAACTTAAAGCAGCTCGCAAGATGATGAGTGAGGAACAATACGAACAAGAATTTGAAGTATCTTTTGATGCAGGTGTTCTTGGTGGTATTTACACTCGTTCCCTGACCAAAGCACAAGATGATAATCGCATTACTAAAATAGAATACGATGAAAATTTTAAAGTGGACACGGCATGGGACCTTGGAGTAGGAGATGCGACAAGCATATGGTTCTTCCAACGTGTGGGAAACAGAATACACTTAATTGATTATTACGAAAATACAGGAATGGGCTTGGACCATTATGTAAAAGTATTAGCCCAAAAAGGGTATCAATATTCAAACCATTACGGACCCCATGATTTACGGCAGCGTGAATTATCAAGCGGTAAGTCAAGGTATGAAATTGCAAATAATTTAGGACTCTATTTTACAATCGTTCCTAAATTATCCATCGAAGATGGTATCAATGCAACGCGTATGATTTTTTCTCGTATGTGGTTTGATCGGGATAAATGTAAAACAGGTATTGAAGCAATGCGACAGTACCAATGGGAAAGAAACGACAGAACAGGACAACTGTTAAATAAACCAAAGCACTCATGGGCGAGTCATGCTTGTGATGCCCTGCGCTATATGAGTGTAGGAATGAATGAAACAAGTGATTTTAAAAGTAAAATTAAATATGGAAATATGGGAATAGTATAATGGTAATGCCAACAAAATATAACAAGCAAATGGTCAAGGATATTTGCGATAGACTAGCCAATGGAGAGTCTATTCGTTCAATATGCCGTGATAAACAGATGCCTGATTGGGAAACGATACGAACTTGGCTTCGAAAAAAAGAAGGATTTCAGGAAGAGTACAGCAGAAGCAAGCAAGAGGGCATAGAATACATGCTTGGAGACAATAGGGCGAAGGCATTAGAGACATTGGAACGCGCAAAAGAGGGAAAAGGCAAAGTGGGTTTGGAAGAAACGCATATTTTAAAGCTCTTAATGCACGATACGCATTGGACGGCAGGTAAATTAGTTCCCAAAGTGTACGGAGACAAGACACAGCAGCAAATTACAGGCGCGGATGACGGACCATTGCACATAAAATGGGAAGATTAGATGGCTAGAATGAAAGAATCAGAAGTTTTAGCGCTTCTAGGACAATTATTAGAAAATTCCATTGGATTTTTAGAAGGCACAATAGGGTCTGAACGTAGAACCGCCTTTAAATACTATTTAGGAAAGCCCTATGGCAACGAAATTGAAGGTCGTTCCCAAGTAGTAACGCAAGATGTGCTGGAAGTTGTTGAAAACATCCTTCCTTCCTTGTTGCGCATCTTCACAGCGGGAGAACAAATTGTAAAATTTGACCCACAAGGTCCCGAAGACCAGCAAATGGCGGATCAATGCACGGATTATGTCAATTATATTTTTATGAAAGACAATCCTGGCTTTATGATCCTCTATACCATGTTCAAGGACGCCCTTTTACAGAAAAATGGCTTCGTAAAACACTACTACAAGGAAATTGAAAAGGAAATTAAGGAAGAATACGAAGGTTTAACCGATACGGAATACACATCGCTTTTAATGGCTGAAGATGTGGAGATTTTAGAGGATTTTGAAAGAGAAGTTGAAGCGGAACGAGGGATGGAAACCATCCATGACGTTAAAATCATAAGAAGAAAAAAAGAGGGACGTGTAGTTGTAGAAAACGTAGCACCAGAAGAAATGTTTTGCTCTAAAAATGCAAAAAGTTTAACTGATGCACAATTTATCGCACAAAGAGTTATAAAAACTAGAGCTGAAATTATAGCAATGGGTTTTGATAAAAAACTCGTAGATAAACTTCCTAGTTACAGCGATGGTTTCTACAATCAAGAACACACCGAAAGAGAATTATACCAAACTGAATCTCCTGATACGGAATATCAAAGTATAGATAAATCAACAGACTATGTTCGTCTTGTTGAATGTTATACATACATTGATTACGAGAAAAAAGGAAAACCAACTCTACGCAAAATTACCATGGGCGGTAATGAGTCTATCATTTTAGATAATGAGGAAATAGATTACATTCCTTTCTCCATGGTAACACCAATTCCTATGCCGCATTTATTCTTTGGAATGAGTGTCGCTGATTTGGTTATGGATTTACAGTTAATGAAATCAACTGTTCTTCGTCAGACAATGGACAACATGTATTTGCAAAACAACGCAAGACATTTAGTTATAGACGGACAAGTTCAACTTGATGATCTTATCACTTCACGTCCTGGTGGAATTGTGAGAACAAAAGGTCCAGGAGCCGTAACGCCATTAGCAACTCCTTCGTTTCTCAATGAAGGTTTGGCAATGCTGGAAAAAATAGACCAACTCAAAGAAGCTAGAACTGGCATTTCACGTTCCCAGATGGGAGCGGACCCCAATACAATTCAAAAATCACACACAACAGCTACAAGTGTTAATGCTTTAGTCAATGCAGCAACACAACGCATAGAACTTATTGCTCGCATCTTTGCAGAGACAGGTGTGAAAGATTTATTCAAGTGCATCATGCAGCTTATAACAAAGTATCAGGACAAATCACGCATTATAAGACTTCGCAATAATTTTGTTGAAATGAACCCTACGGATTGGGCGGATAAGGATATGGACGTTTCCATCCAAGTTGGATTAGGAACGGGCAATACCGATCAGCGAGTTAATTTACTTTCTCAAATTTTACAAATACAGCAAATGCTTGTTAAAGAAGGTGGGTACGGAAGATTAGTTGATGAAAATAAAATTTACAACACATTGGAAAAATTAGTTGTTAATGCAGGTTTTAAATCGGCAGAACCTTTCTTTGTTGATCCTTCCACAGTTCCTCCTCCTCAGCCACCAGATCCTATGAAGGAAAATCCTTTATTGATTGCTGCAATGGCAGAGATAGAAGCGGGTAAAGAAAAAGCTGTCGCTGACATCCAACAAAAACGTGAAGAGATGGTTTACGACATGCAGAAGAAAATTTTAGAACTGGAAACCAAACTTAAAATTGAGGCGGAAAAAAATGATTCAGCGGAATTGCGCAAAGCGGCAGATTTAGAAAACACCGCAATGCAAAACATGAATCGAAGGCAAAACATAAATGGCACAGAATAGTTATTTAACAAATTTATTGGGAATAGACTCTAGTGGCGTGGGACAGACACGCTATGAATATACCCTTCCTATTTTTAATGAATTATTGTCCAAAGGTTTAAGTGAAGATCAAATTACGGGATATGATGAAGATTTTGGAATTTTTAAAAAATTTCCTTACAAAGCAAAAGTTAATCCTCAACAAAACTACGCGCAATATGAAGTGGTTCCACAGGTTGATGTTTCTGATGAGGATGAGCAAGAGGAAGAAGAGGAAACTGAAATTGATTACAGCAATGTACAAAGCGGAAAAAAGGATTTAAACAGTTTTGACACAATTTCTACACAGAAATACGGAACAATCAGGGACAATGTACCTGAAACCCTAAACATATCTGGCGTTCCACTCAATGACATGACGGAACAGGAGTTAATGGAATACGGCAAACGTAAAGGATATATTGATAAGGATACAGACGAGTTACTTGGTCCTATGCAAGTATCAAGTTTAGATATGGAAAAAACAGGTTTAATGGGAATGGCTATCTCTCCTTTCGCACAAAAAATGAACGATAAAAAATATGAATGGTTCACCAATGCGCTTAAAAAGAAAAAAATGTGGTTGGGTCAAACAGAGGAAAACCCCGCGTTTGCACAATTTTCAAAAATTTTTCAGAGAGCAAATAAAGTATAACAGATGCTTAATGATAGTTTAAACATCACAGGTTCTTATGGTAC